CCACCACGTCCGCTCCCGCGACCCGGCCGGGTGCGGATTTTGGAGCCGGGCGGCCCGGGCGGCCCCGGCGATCTCCCATAGGCCGGCGTTCGCCCAGGTCTGCTCGGCCGGCGTCGGTGCCCCGCCGGCGTAGTGCTCGGCCCGCAGGCCCGCGGCCCGCGGCTGCTCGTAGTCGCTGCGTCGGTTGTCCCCGACGTGGACCTCGGCCTCCGCCGCGGCCTTCGACCGCCACCAGCGGCCGGTCCATTTGCCGTCCCACGACGTGACGATGTCCACGCCCTGCGGGATGCCGATCCGGTCGGCCAGCTCGCGGACCTGGCCGGCCGAGAAGTAGGTGTCCGACACGATCGTGTCCCCCGGCAGGACCCGGGCGACGTTCGCCGCGATCGGGAACGCCCCGGCCAGCTCGGCCACCCACTCGTCGGCGGCCAGGGCCTGGACCCGCCCACGACTCCAGCCGGTGATCCGCTCGACCTCCGCGAAGATGCCCGGCCACGTCTTATCGCTGGCCCGCTCGGCCGCCTGCCGGACCGGGACGTAGGCCGCCCCGCCGACGGCCTCGAACACCCGCCACGGCTCATGCCCGGCGGCCCGCCCCATGAGCGTGTCGAAGAAGTCCCACGAGGTCATCGGAACATCCTCTCGCCGACAGTCCTCCCTGACACGTCGCTCATGCCTGCCGCCTGGCCGCACATCCAGGGCTTCACCGCGTAGGCCACGATCCGCCCGTCGCGGTGGAGGAGCCCGTAGTGGTGGTCGATGTGGTGCCGGGCCCGCCACAGGGCCGGGTCGGGCCGCAGGTGATCGCGGAGCAGCTCCAGGGCCGGCCGGCCGATCACCGCGTAGGCGTGGGTCCGGTTGATGTTCCGGCCACGGACGAGGCCGGGCGGCCCCGGCCGGGCCGTGGCGAGGTGCTGGCCGCCCAGGTAGAGCATCTGGCAATCGGGCGGGACCTCGAGGCCGGCCAGCCGGTCGGCGAAGTCGGGGACGAAGGTCGCGTCGTCCTCGAAGATCAGGACCGAGTCGATGTCGATGGCGAGCGCGTAGTCGATCACCGCGCGGTGCGAGCAGTAGCAGCCCCAGGCCCCGGGCGTGGTCTTCCACCAGGCCGGCGGCGGATCCTGCTGGCCGTCGGTGGCAGGGTAGGGCACGGCGTCGAGCCGGCCGCCCAGCCGAGCGTAGAACGCGTCCAGCCGGTCGGTCCGGCGGGCGAGCGAGATCACGACGACGCGGTCGAACATCGGCAGGCCTCCGCGACCAGCCGCCGGAGGTCGTCCGGCGTGCCGCTGTTCACGATCGAGCGGTCGATCAGCTCCGGCGAGATCCCGCTCTCGCTGGCGTGGGTGGACTGCGGCTCGCGGTTGGCCGGGCGGAGGATCTGCCAGACCTGGCCGCCGCGGCGGCGGATGAACTCGGCCTCGTTGTTGAATCGCACGTCCGGGACCACGATCAGGTCGTACCCCTGCCGCTCCATCCGCACGATCCGCTCCTCCAGGTTGCGGACCCAGATGTCGGGGTCGATCATCTGCCGGCCCCAGTCGGTGCCGACGGTCTGGAGCAGTTGCCGCGGGCTCTTGCCCAGCCAGAAGATCGGCTCGTTCTTGGTCCGCCGGTCGCGAAGGGCATCCGGAGACAGGCCGGTCAGCGCCGAAACCATCGCGTAGATCGGGTCGGCGAAATGAACGGTGACGGCGCCCGGCACCATCGACGCCGCCAGGCTCTTGCCGGCCCCGATCTCCCCGGTGATCCCGATCAGCGTCGCGCGTCGAGTCACGGGCCGGCCCTCCAGGTATCGGACCATGCGGACGAGATGGACAACGTAGGAGGCTAGGGTTCCGGAGGTGCCAGTCCATGCCCCCATGAAGCGGCTCGCCCGCCGCTCCGCGTCGGCCAGGTCCGCGGCGTCGAGCCACACGGCCGGCCTCACGAGGTCCTTACCTTTCCGTCGGCGGTGATCCGCTGGTTCGCCACGTCGAAGGAGCCGTCGGCGTGGACGGTGGCCACGGCGAAGCCGTGGTTCCATTTGTTGATACGGGCGTATTCCGGCCGCAGGTCGCACAGGCAGCCGGTGGACCAACAGAACACCTCCGCCCCGAACATGTCCGGCTCGCAGTGGCCGCTCGTCCGGTGGCCGTGGCCCTCGAGCACGGTGTGGTGCAGCCGGAGGAAAGCGCCCCGGGCCTGGTTCACCGGGGCCGAGATTCCCTTCCCCTTCTCGTGACCGTGGAGCACGGGCAGCCGGCCGGCCATCACCGGCCGCTGATCCTCGACCAGCGTCATGCCGTGCTCGGCCAGCCGCAGCCAGTGGGCGAGCCCCATCTCCGGCTCGTCGCTGATCTCGGGGGCGTGCTGGTACAGCCAGTGGTTCCACCGCTCCTCATGGTTCCCGCTCTTGAACACGATGGGGATCTCGGGGAACGTCTGCCGGATCCAGCCGAGCAGCTCGCGGATCGCGGCGAGCTCGCCCTTGAAGTTCCGTTTGGCGGGGTTCTTCGTCCACCGGCTGATCGCGTAGAAGTCGGCCGTGTCGCCGTTGAGGACCAGGGCCTGGATGCGGTCGCCGGCCAGAGCGTCCACCGCGGCCCGCAGCGCGACCTCCGAGTGGAACGGGACGTGGATGTCCGACAGGATCCCGATCGGGCCGGTCACGTCGAGGACGTGTGGCTCCCACGAGTCGGCCTTCGACGCCGGCATCGAGTAGACCTGGCCGGCCTGCCGGGGAGGCCGTGCCGGGCGGCCGACGCGTGCCGAGACCCTCCTGTGTTCCGCGCCCTTCACGCCCATCAGGTAGCGGATCCGGCCGTAGGCCTGGTTCAGCGTCAGGGCGCCGTTCGACTCGGCCTGGAGCCGGCGGCCGAGCGTCTTCGCCGGGGCGTCGGGGTGGGCGGCGATGATCCGGGCGGCCAACTGCGACAGGTCGTCGAGGCTGGTTTTCGGTGCTACGGCCATTCGTCCCTCCGTGGTCAGGCTTGCAGGTAGAACCGCTTCACGGCGAGCAGGGCGTCGCGGATCCTCCGCTGCGCCCTGTCGCCCCAGGCATTCATCCGTGCCTGCCTGGATGAGCATCCGCACGTCTCGGAACGAGTCCAGCGGCGCCACCGCCGTTTCGTCAGGCCGACGAACCGCAGGCAGCGTTCGGCCAGGTCGCCCAGCTTCACAGGCCGGAATCCGTCGGGTTCAGCCCCGCTCTCCACGATGGCGGCGAGCTGCTCGGGGGAGAGCGGGTCGGCCGCTGCCCGGCAGGCGGCGTAGACGCGGCGGCTGCGGACGAGGGCCGTCCGGCCGCAGTGGACGCACGTCGCGCGGTGCCGGCCGTCCTCGGGTCGGAACGTGAACTGGCAGAGCATGTCAGGAGGACCCCGACTGGAGGCTGATCTGGTAGGTGTAGTCGGGGCAGCGGCGGCGGAAGAGGAAGCCGCGGCGGCGAGATGTCAGTGGGTCTCCAGAAAAATTGTCGCACTCGTACATGGTTGTTGAACTTGGAAATAATGCTGTGATTTTCGTCGTGTAGGCCCGCCGATACGGCGCCCCGACGTGGCACACGCTCGGCTCATCTTGGATGGCCAGGTAGTCCGACCCGCCGTCGTCGATCGTGAGCCCGGTGATCTGGCCGAACGTCGCCGAGTGGACATCGTCGTCCACGACCGCCGAGACCTGGAGGCCCGACCCGGACGACGGCGACAACTGCTCGACCTCCACCGTGATGTCGGCCACGATCGCCGGCGCGTCTTCGTCCTCCAGATAGAACGACCCGCCGTCCGTGATCTCGACGCTCTCCAGGATCCCGGTCGAGCGGTAGTATTGTCCGCCGTCGATGATGTTCACGGCCGAGACGTGGCCCGACTCGTAGTAATACTCACCGGCAGCGTCGATGGTAACGCCGGTAATGGCCCCGCTGCCGTCCACGCCTGATACGGTCACAGTGGCGGCCGACTGTTCCACGTCGTCCTCGCCGCGATCGATCGTCAGGATGTCGCCCTCGACGTATCCCGACCCGCCGTCGAGGATCGTCACGGCAGAGATTCCCCAGGTCTCGGGGGCGCCGCCGTTGCTCGTCAGCGTCACCGGCAGATCGGCACCGGTGCCGGACCCGCCCGACAGGCTCACGGTCGGCTCGGACACGAGCGTCTCGATCTGCGCGTAGCCCAGGTAGTATTCGTTGGCCGACTGGTCGGCCGAGGTCTTCGGCACCAGGTCCACATACTCTCCGTAGGCGTAGCCGCTGCCCACGGAGTCCACGGTGGCGGAGTCCGGCGTCCACGTCTTCGGCGGCCCGGCGTTCTCCGTGTAGGTGAACGTGATCTCCGCGTTGCTGCCCGTGTTGTAGGAGTAGATGTCGAGCTCCGGCTCCTCGCGGCCGACAACGGCGGTTCCGGCGGCCGGCGTCACCTCCACGCCGGGGGCCTCGACTGTGATCGACAGGTTCTCGCCGTCGATGTAGTCCTGGCCGCCGTCGTCGCCGGACCCCGACGCGATCTGGATCGAGTCGATCGACCACACCGGCCGGCCGCACTCGTCCTCGCCTTCGGTCATCGTGACCAGCAGATCGGCCCCGGTGCCGGCGTTGCTCGAGACGTTGATCGTCGGCTCGACGCGGCCGGGCACGGCGTATCCCGTGCCGGCGTTCTGGATGTCGAGGGCGGTGATCGGCCCATCGTCCTCGCCCGGGATCCCGGCTGGCTCGGTGGCCCGGCCGGCGAAGCCCGACCCGAAGCAGCTCGAGATCGTAAGGCGGACCAGCTCGTCCTCGTACTCGCCGTCGCTGTCCGTGGTCACGTCCGTGTACGGCCAATCCTCGAACGGGGCGCAGTCCTGCTCGGTCGTGTCGAGGGTGTAGGTGCGGACCGTCTGGCACCATGCCTGCGTCGCTTCGCCGGTGCCGTCCGGAAAGATGCGACCCGCCCCGGGCAGGGCGGATGTCCAGTAGGTCGTCGCCGTCGCCGTCAGGTTGTCCGAGCAGGTATTGATGATCGGCGGCGTGTAGGGCAGGTCGCCGAGCACGAACTCCTGCCGCTGCCGAAGGACGTTCACCGCGATCGTGAGCTGGCTTACCTCGGCGACGGAACCTTCGGCTTGACCCGTTGGGGACAGGCCGCCATCTCCTGCTAGGGCGAGCTTGCAGTTCGCCGGATGGTTCATCGTCCGTACCAGTCCGGGGACGCACGTCTTATTGCATCCGTCAGGCCGCCCGTCCGTGATGTCGTATATGACGGTGCCCTCGTCGCCCTGGCATAACACCTTGTAGTCAGCCTCGGGCGTGATCTCCGTCGAGTAGCTGCCGCGGTCGCCAGCGAACGAGCCGGTACATCCGCCCGAGCCCGGAGTCAGTTGAAACGACAGGTCCGGGCCGCTGATCGCTGTCGCCGGCGGGACCGACGAAACGCTGACTGATTCTTCCAGAAACTCGTATCGCGTGTTCGTCGTGAACACAGGTCCCATAGATCGGCTGCCGACCGTGTTGATCACCGGCCGATATCTATTTTCGCCGTATCCAGGCGGCGTATCGTTGGCCAGGAAATAGATTTGAGAGACCAACATCCGGCGAGCGCCGGACGTATCGCCGGTCGCGATGAACGTGGGCATGTAGCCGTACACGTTCTCCGGCGTGTATTCGCCGTAGGGGTCGTGGTTTGCAGTGTCTGCTATCTCGTCGAGCGGGTCGAATCGGTGATACCTAAATCCGAAACTCTGGTCGAACATCCGCCACGGCGTCGCCTTGACCACCTGCTCGCCCGCCTCCTCGAGGTGGAAGTCGATCACCACCTGCTCGGGGCGGTCCGGGCAACACTGGAGGCAGTAGTTGCAGCACACCTGACACCCGAACAGCATCCCGACCGGGTACATGCCGGCGGCGAACGCGAGCACCAGCCACAGCGGCAGGACCGACGGGTCGGATGCGATGGCCGCCAGGATGTCCACGTCAGCACTCCGCCGCGATCAGGTAGTAGTAGCCGTTCTTGCCCTTCATGAGGGCGACCCACTTGTTGCTCGCGACGGTCCCGAACTTGTTCACGCAGTCTTCGATCTCCTCCAGTGGGAACGTCGCCGTCTCCCCTGGCGGCGCGCCTTCCTCGTACAGCCGGATCGTGGCGAGCGTGCCCTTGGTCCACTGGGCGGTCGTCTTGCCGATCCGCACCGGCTCGCCGTCGCCGCCATCGTCCGACGGCGGGGCGCGGAACTTGATCGGCGGCTGATCGCGGCCGCCGCCCTCCACCGCCAGCGTCGCGGCGGCGATCCGCCGCGCGGCCGACTCGGTGAACTTCACGCCGGCCATCAGGAGCTGCCCTCCGGCATCAGGTGCGGGGTGCCGAAGATCTCCTCGAAGTCGGCCAGGCCGTACACGTCGGCCCCGTCTCCGTCGCGGATCACGTTCGGCTCGATGCCTGCCCCCAGGGCCGTTCCGTCGGTGTTGAGGCCGACCGGCTGTTTCACGGCCTTCCCGTCCTCCGTCGTGATCGTCTTCTTGCCGCCCGACCCGTCAAGCTCCATGAAGCCCACGTCCCACGGCATGAGCTTCCATGTCGTCGGGTCGTAGCGGAACTCCCACTGGGCCTCGATGTATTCGAGCAGGCCGCCGTCCTCGGTGCCGTCGAGCCGCGTCGTCGAGACCCGCTTCGCGCCCTTGAAATAACACTTCCAGGTCTTCGGATCGCCGTCGGCCCACGCGTTCTCGTTCACCCTGCCATCGGCCGCGGAGATGTCGGCCTCCATGTTGGCGTCGTCGGTGTAGTGTTTGACGTGCGACCACGACCGCTCCGGCCGCTCGCGTTGCAGGCCCTCCAGCGGATCGCCCGCGGAGTTGGTGATCATCTCGCCTTCGTAGTCCTCGAACGCCGGGACGGTGGTCACGCCGCCGCCGCGCTCCCAGGAGTCCTCGGGGATCCCGTTCTCCGTCGGGGCCTTGCCGTTCTGCGGGGTGTAATACTGGACGGTCAGGACCCACCGCATGCCGTCGCGGCCCACCGGCGAGAGGTCGAACTCCATCGCGAGGAGCTGCGGGATGTCCCAGTGGGGCGAGCCCCAGGTCACGCCGATCTCCGTCGAGACCCCCACGAGAATGTCGAGCTTACTGGTGAGCGGGTCGTCCACCCGGATCTGCCACCGCTCGGGGATGCGCAGGCTTTCGCCGAACTTCCCCGAGATCGAGGTCCCCTCGATCACCCGTTCGTAGCTCACCCATGCCATGGCTTACAGCTCCGCGATCAGGTCGTCTTCGGTCTGCTGGCTCGTGTTGGCCGCGATCTGCTCCAGGGCGGAGAGTTGCTGCTCCTGCACCGTGTCGCCGCCGCGCATCAAACGGAACATCTCGGCCACGCCCTCGCTCGACCGGCTGTCGATGCCCTTCACGGCCTGCGGCTCGATCGCCTCCGCGACCGCCGTTGCCATCTCGGAGGCGGCGCCCTTGCCTGACTCCTCGATCTGGGCGGCGGACGACTGGGCCTGGGCGATGGCGCCGTCGAGGGCGGTCGTGAGCGGGCCGGCGACGGCGGCCCCGACCGGCGTCGCGTTCTCCGCGAAGGCCGCGGAGAATCCGGCCTGGGCTTGCGACAGGTTCTCCGAGATCCCGTCGGAGACCGACTGGTTGAACGCCGCGGCCCCCGCCACGACCGCGTCGATGCTCGACGTATCGAAGCCCAGGTATTGGCCGATGTTCTGCGCGATCCTGGCCAGGACCTCGAACGACCCGGTGAATCCGAGCACGATCATCCCGAGCCCGGCCTGGGCCGCGTTGAACACGCCCGACATGAAGTTCGCCGCGCGGTTCATGAAGTCGGCCACCGCGCCCCACTGCTCGCCGACTGCGGAGAAATACTCGAACACGCTCCCGAAGTTCGCGATGATGTAGTCGCCCACGCCGGCCAGGAACCGCGCCCCCTGGAGGATCCCGTCCCCGATAGTTTGGCCGATGTTCGCCCCGCCGATCGAGCCGACGAGGTCGCGAAACTGATCCGACACGGACTTGATCGCCGGCGCGAGGTAGGCGACGACTTGTTGGACGATTCGCTTTATGACCTCTGCGCTTTTGGTGAATGAGTCATTCATCGCCTCCACGTCCTGCCCCTGGGCGGTCGTGAGTGAGGCGACAAGCCGCTCGGCTTCTGCCGCTGCCTCCGCAATCCCCTCGGCTCCGCCGGCGAACAGCGGCAGCAGCTCGGCCCCGGCGCGGCCGAACATCTGCACCGCGGCCGCCGACCGCTGGGCCTCCGTCGGCAGCTCGGCGATGGCCGACGAGATCGCCTTGAACCGCTCCGCGGCCGACATCCCGGACAGGTCGGCCAGCGACAAGCCCAGATTGGCGAACCCGGCCTGGGCGGTCTTGCTGCCCCGCTGGGCCTTGACGAAGGCGACGTCGGCCTTCGTCGCTGCCATGGCGATCTTGTCCATGCCCACGCCGGCCAGGTCGCCGGCGAGGGCCAGCCCGGCGAACTCCCCATAGGTCATGCCCAGCCGGGCGGCCAACTTCGATTGGGTGTCGATCACCTCGGCCTGGGCCTGCCCCATCGAGACGAGCGAGCGGACGTAGCCGCCGGCGGCCGAGACGATCCCGCCGAAGAACTGGGCCCCCTGGATCGCGACGAGCGTCCGCATCCCGCCCGCCAGCGACGAGACCCCCGACTCCATCCGCCGCATCGACGCGGCGGCCTGGTTGACCCCGGTGACGAGGCCGGACGAGTTGGCCGTGAAGACGGCCGAGACCTTGCCGATGACCGACATGTCGAACTCCGTTTCTTCAGACCGGGCAGGCTCGCCAGTTGCTCCGCGATCTCCGCGTCCGTGCGGTGGACCTTCGCCCGGTACTCGTCTCCAGCCTTGTAGGTGATGAGGAACCGCTCCTCGTCGTGCCGGTCAAATCTCCCGGTGAACGCCGACCGGATCAGACTCGTCATCCTGCCGGCCTGGAGCCACGGCTGGCCCCACGGCTCGATCAAATAGAACGCCATCCATCGCCGTATCTGTCGCCGGGAGATCCTCGCCTTGAACTTCTCCACGTCCGCGATGCCGAGCTGGAGGCATAGGCGGTAGGTGAACAGTTCCCACGGGTCGCCCCTCAGTCTTTTTTTTCGTCGTCGATCGCCTCCTCCGTGGGCTCCTGGCACAGCGGCAGGCAGAACTTGGCGATCTCGTCGATCACCCGCGGGTTGCTCGCGGCGAGCGATTCGAGGGCCTCGGCCGTCTGCGGCACGGTCCGCCGGCCGTGCTCGTCGCACAGCATGAGCTGCACCAGCCGGGCGGCCAGCGGAGCGTCGCCGCCCTGGTGGCGGTTGCAGTGCATCCGCCACGCGTCCACGTCCGCGCTCGACGGATTGCGGACGAACACCTTCTTCCCGCCCAGACTCTGGACCTCGAGCTCCAGCGGCCCGCCCTTGATCGCGGCCAGGTCCAGCAGTTCATCGAACGACAGGCTCATGATCCCTCCACGCCGGTGAGCTGAAACGACGCCGTGCCCTCGCTCCACTGGTTCACGCGGCCAGAGTGGGCGAAGGACTGGAGAATCGCCTCGCCGGAAAACGACGCTCCGGGGGCAGTAAACACGAGATTCGCTTTGAGTCCACGGTCGTCCTGGGTGAACGACGGCGGGCCCTTGAACGTGATGTTCAGCGTGACAGGCTCAACGCTGGTGCAGTCGTACTGCCGCTGGACGCGGGCGTTCGCGCCCTCGCCGATCACGGGGCTCGTCACGTTGGTCGTCTCGTGGACCTCGCCGGCCTTGGCCTCCCAGTCGAATCCGGTCAGGTAGCCGATCGGCACGCCGTCGAACTCCACGGAGGTAGGCTCCTCCGCGGTGCCGTGAGATGAGAAGAAGCCGGGCACGGGCGGTCCCTCCTATCAGGAGCCGCCGCCCTGGTCCTCGTCCTCGATCTGCTCCTCGAACGTGGCCGACCCTTCGACGTAGGCGTTGGTCTTCCGGCTCAAGCCGGCCGCCGTGACGCGGTAGGTGCCGCTGCCGTCGGCCGTGTCGAGCTCGCCCACGGTGCCCTCCTCGATCTCGACCGTGTTGTCGAGCGAGCGGTAGGCGATCGTGAACTTCCGCGGGTCGCGCTTCGGCACGATCGGGGCCAGGAGCATCACGGCCTCCTCGCCGTGGGCCACGTCGAGCGTGGTCATATCGAGCCGCTCCCGGGACGGGGCACTCTTCTCGTGGCTCACGTCCATACACTTGTACGTGTTGCCGTCGAAGGTGAACGTCGTGCCGTGCGACGTGACGAAGTCTGGCATTGGTCACTCCTGATAGGTGATCTCGACCGTGATCTCGACCGTGAACGTGGGTTGCTCTCGCCCCTCGAGGAATCCGCTGTCGCCGTCCGAAACGTCCGTCACAAGGGCGGTCTGGATTGTCTCGCCTTCGGCCGTCCCGGCGAACTTGTGGACGGCCGCCGTGATCGCGTCGGCGATCTCCCAGGCCTGGACGTAGCTGTCGGCGAAGACCACGACCTGGAACGTGGCCACCGGGAACAGGGCGTCGGCCACCGGGATCTCGTCCAGGGCGTCCGGCAGGAGCAGTTCCCGGATCGTGCTCTGGCGGGTGTAGACCGCGTAGGGGGGCTCACCGCCGCCGGTCATCTCGACCGGCCACGCGGTGACGCCGTCGCTGCCGACGGCGTCCTCGATCGCGGCTTTCAGCCAAACGTGAGGGGATCCCATCACTTCCTCCGGTAGTTCGGGTTGGAGTTTTTGCCGCTGGCCAGTTCGCGGGCCGCGGCCGCGAGGGCCTTCCTCATTTCTCGGGCGAGCGTCTTCGCCGCCGGGCCGCCGTACTGCTGGCGAAACTTCTGCATGATCTCGCGCGGCTTGATCCGTGACGTGCCGAACTCCAGCCAGATCGCTTTTCGGCTTTCCGTGCCGGCCCTATAGCCGACCACCCCGTAGACCACGCCGTCGCGATTGCGGCCGATGTATTTCGCCTTCGTGGTCACGGACCGCCGCAGCGCTCCGCCGCGGATTCGCATTTTCTTGCCGCTGCCCTGCAAGAACCGGCCGCCTGCGTCTCGCTTCACAGCGGCCCGCGTGTTCCGTGGCAGCCCTTTCGGCGTCAGCTTCCGCAGCACTGGGACGCCTTCCTTGATCGCCCTCCGGACCGCGGCCCGCATATGCTTTTTCGCGATGTGCCGCGGCAGTTCGGCGAACCGCTGGACCATGCTGCCGATCTGGCCGTTCACGGTAAACCAGTTGAGCGCGATCACGTCGCCTGCTCCTCGACGGTGAGCTCGAGCTCCTCGCGGCGGCCGCGTTCCACGACGCCGGCGACCATGAGGATCCGGTCGTCCCGCGAGACCCACCGGAGCCGCATGCTGCCCGTGACGCCGGCGACGTAGCGGATCCGGACCGTCGCCTGGAGGTTGCCGCCGATCTGCCCGCGGCGGGCCTGCTCGGAATAGCTGACGGCCTCGTAGGCGCCGTAGACCTGTCGCACGGCCTCCCAGGTCGTGACGCTTTCGCCCGCGGCGTTGCGGGTCGAGACCGGCTCCTGGATCTCGAAGACCTCGGTCAGTAGTCCGGACGGCAGGCGGGCCATGTCACCACCCCCCGCTCCATGAGCTGGCCGCGAGCAGGGTCTCGAATGCCTGCGGCAGCTCGGTCGAGGATTCGCTCGCCAGGACCCCGCGGTTATTGAACTGGTGATCGACGTAGGCGAGCATCGCCGACCGCAGCAGCGGATCGATCGCGTCCCCCGGCTCGACGCCGGCCCAGTAGGTCACGACCACTTTCGTCCCGGCCCCGGCCGACAACTCGATCTCGGCCGGCACCGCGTCGAGGTCGATCTCGTAGTCGTCCCCCTCGGCCAACTCCTCGCCGTCGGAGGTGACGGTCAGGGAATAGGCACTGCCCGTCAGCAGCGGCGGGGCCGGCAGCCGCAGGATCGCCGGGGCCGACCGCCAGGTCGCGCGGTACTCGGTGGCCAGGATCGCGATCCCGAGCCGCTGTTCGACCAGCCGGCGGGCCGTCGCGATCTGGCCGGCGAGCAGGTCGTCGTGTTCGGCCTGGTCCTCCATGAGCCCGATCTGCCGCTTCGCCTCCTCGAGGCTGATCGGCTCGGACGCCGGCGGCGTCAGGACCCGGAGCGTGTCGGGGCGGATCATCGGACCTCCGGCTGGATCGTGGCCACGGCTCGCTCGACCGCCCCGTCCCGGGCCTGGTCGAGCAGCGGCCGCGACGGCTCGCGGACCGCGACGCCATCATGGACGAGCCGGTCCGCCAGTCCAGCCGTGGCGTCGATCACGGACCCGGCCCGGTAGCCCCGGTAAGCCCGCAGGAGGCGGATCGGGTGCTGGTCGGCCATGTCACCCTCCGGGAACGCCATAGCCCGGCGGGCGGCATCCCTGCCACCCGCCGGGCCTCGCGCGTTGGTCACGTTCAGCTGCCGGCCTCGACCAGCTTCGCCACGAAAGTTGCGTCGTGGTTGGCGATGCCGACCCGCTGGAGGCCGCGGTACTTCACGGCGTCCGTCGAGAAGCCGGCGTGCTCGGAGGCCGAGATCACCAGGCCGTTGCTCTTCACGGCGACCGCGGTCGCCATGGAGAAGTCGCCGTACAGGGCGAGCGTCCCGGCCGGCAGGCCGAGGCACTTGTAGACCGGGGCGCCCATCACGACCGGCAAGACCCGGTCGCCGATCGTCGTCGATTGCGAGACGACCGAGCTCTTCATGATGTGCTCCCAGCCGGCCGAGCTGCACACCCAGGCGGTGTTCATGGCGCGGCTGTCGATCTTGCCGACCACGCTCGCGAGGTCCGCCCCGTCGTAGTCGGTGCCGGCCTCGACCTCGTTCGCGTTCGAGATCTCGTCCACGAGGCCGTCGATGCCCTTCGCGTTGTCGCCCTGGAGCCAGACCTCGTCGATCTTCTTCGCGATGGCCAGGCCGAAGCGGTTGGCCGCGAGCTGGGCCAGGTTCACGACCGCGGCCGCGTCCTGGATGAGCTCGTTCGAGAAGGAGATGATCCGCCCCATCTTGTGGAGCGCGATCGTGACCCGCGCCGTGGCGGCCTCGTCGTCGGTCACCACCTCGTGCTCGTCGAACCAGTCCGCGGCGATCTCGCCGATCGTCGGGATCTCGAGCGTGTGGCTCGAGGTCGTGTAGACCTGGGCGAGCTGCACGCCGACCGACTGGTAGCCGAGGACGTCGATGTAGCCGCGGAACAGCTCGGGGGAGACGAGCTCGGCCCCGGTGCCGTCGTAGGTCGGCGAGGTCTCGCCCATCGCGCGGGCCTCGGCCCGGTCGCCCAGGGCCAGGGCCCGGAGGAATCGGCCGGCCCGCTCGGCGGCATCGACCGTGCCGAATCCACGCAGGCTCTTGCCCGGCATGATGTGGATCGCCGGGCCGCGCCGCTTGTCGGCCTTCTCGACATCCTTCCGGCTGTCGCTGTCGCTGGTCGCGTTGATCGACCGCATGGCGGCGACCTTGTCGTCGAGCGAACGCTCGGCGGCCGCCTCACGCCCCACGATCTCGGCCCGGGCCGACCGCTCGGCCAGCCGCTCCTCGATCTTCGCCTTCTCGGCCTCGTCCGCGCCCGTCATGGTGCGGAGAGTCTCGATCTCGTTGGCGATGGTGGCGGCTTCGTCCTGGAGGGCGAGGTACTTGGCGGACGGCATGGTCGGTTCCTCTTCGTGTGGGATGTCGGCTGACGGGTGCGAATCTATGGGCATCCCGCCGCCCGGCGAACTTCGCGCCGTCCTACGGTAGAACGCTTTTTGGCGCGGTCGGGCAGCGGCCATCCGGGCATCGCTCCTTCACGCCGCCCTCGGCCCGGCTCCGCTTGCACCGCTCGCACGGGCAGCGGCAGATCTGCTCGACGCGGCTGTCGGGCCGCCACACTCCGCGGACGCACGTCGAACCGCAGTCGCACGCCGCCGGTGCCGGCGGTGCCGGGGGCGGCGGCGCCGTCTCGCGGATCATGGAGGCCCGCGCGGCAGACACCGCCGCGGCGGCCCGCGGATGCTCGAGGTCCACGTCGGCCGGGTCGGCCGACAGCCAGACGAGGAGCGAGATCAGCCACCGCCAGAGCTTGGTCATAGCGTCGTTCCGTTTTCGAGAATCCGGAACCCGTCGCGGTCCACCCGCGCGTGGACGGTGCGGGCGGCGGCCGGCGGCGGCGGCTCGGCCACCAGCGCGACCCAGAGCAGGTTCTTTGCGGCCCGGGCGATCCACCGGACCACCGGCCGGTCGGCCGGGCCGGGGGCCGGGGCGGGCCGCGAACTGGTCCACCAGCCGGCCGCGAAGACGACCACCAGGATCACGAGCGTGTTACGGTCGAGTCTCATCGGTTCCCCTCGTCGGTGTAGCGGAGCCCGGGGATGTTCACCGGGCCGGAGTCGGCGGGCGGTTCGGCGAGCACGTCGTTTGACAGGTCACGCCACCCGAAGCCCTGGACGCTGCCGACGGCGAACGAGTCCGGCTGGCTGCCGAGCATCCGGTCCACGGTGGCCCGGCGGACCCAGAATGCGCCGTCGGGCATGTCGGCCGGCCACTTCGGGCCGGAGATCCACCGCGGCCCCCAGGAGTTGAGGCAGAGCAGGGCGTCGTCAGGCGAGCCGTTCTTGGCGTAGCGGACCGCCACGAAGCACATGCAGTGGGCCCACTGCCCGGAGGCCCGCGCGTACCCGTGCTGGTCCCGGACCGACTCGAATCCCACCAGTGAACAGACCGGGATCGGGAAGCCCGCCTCGATCGCGGCGGCGGCCTCCGCGAACGTCTTGACCATCGCGACATGGGCGGCCGGGTGCCGCTTCGCGATCGCGTCGAGCCGGCCGCCGTCGCCCTGGCCGCCGCATCCCCAGTTCCCCCAATTCTTCGCCCGGTCGGCCGAGTAGGCCGAGAGGTCGAACCGGTCGAACCGCTCGCGGTAGACGATGCCCCAGTCCTTGACCCACCGGGCCGCGGCGGCGCCGTAGCTGCCGTCGGACCAGCCGCCCCCGCCCTCGGGACGGCCGCGGGCCTCGACGCGCGAGCCGCCGTAGATCGCCTCGGTGGCCGGGAACGGGGGCGGGTTCGCCAGCCGGCCCGTCTCCCAGTCCACGCACTGGGCGATCCAGACCCCGTGGGCCCAGCCCCAGGAGGTGCAGTCGCCGATGCCCTGCCGCTCGACCACCCAGGGCCGGCCGTAGAGGGCCTGGTGCGCGTTGTAGGCCGAGCGGTAGAGGAACGTGTCCACGCCCTTGGCGTGCGAGATTGTGTCGGCCCCGGCCTGGCGGAACATCGGCTCCGGCAGCTCACGTAGAAACTCCGCCACGCCCTCGGGGTCGGGCCGGTAGCCGTAGTCGCTCTCGCCGGCGAGGCCGAACCAGTCCGCCGGCGGCCGGGCCCGGAGGCCGCCGATCAGGTAAGCGGCCGCCACGCCCAGGAGCAGGACGAACGCGAGCAGCCGCAGGTGACGGGCGTCAGAGCGAGACATCGGCGGCCCTCGCGATCTCGCGGTACGCGGCGACCCAGGCCGACCGCTGGGCCGGCGACAGCGGAGCCCCGCTCGTGCCGGCCGTGCGGTCGAGGTACTCGCGGATCGCCTCCCGGGCCCGCGGATGCTTTTCGCCCAGCGACACGCCCCGCCACCGCATCGCCTTGGCCCGCGACCGCAGCTCGTCCCAGGCGACGCCGGTACGGATCAGCGGCTCCGCGGCCATGCCGTCGTGCTCGAGCTCGTCGGCCAGCTCGGCGAAGTGGGCCGACACCGCCGCGGCGTCGGCGGCAGCGTCGGGCCCGACGAACGCCCCGCGGAGGTCGATTGCCGCGGCCGGCTCGGGGCCGGGGGCCGGCGTCGGGGCCGTCGGGCCCGACCGGCTCCACAGCACGGCGGCCGCCGCCAGCATGCCGGCGGCGATCAGGTGCCGCCGCTCCAGGTGTGGCACGCGGTCGGCCAGGGCCGCCACGGCCGGCACCAGACGGTCCCCGGCGAACAGGTAGACCGCTCCGGCGATCAGGGCGAGGATCGTCACGTCCATGAGTCAGGCCCTCACGAGGGGTAGCAGTTGCTCGATCGCCCCGGCCGCGATCGCGAGCACGAGCGAGCGGACGGCCGGCCGGGCCAGGATCCACACCGGCCAGGCGATCGCGGGCACGGCCTTGTCGGCGACCGCGTCGAACAGCGAGCCGACCGCGTCGAGGGCCAGGGCCTTTTTTTCCGGGCCGGTCATGGCCGACACCGTGTCGAGGAACGTCACGACCAGCCGCAGAAGGGCCAGCATGAGATCGCCGAACTCGGCCCACGTCAGGCCGTCGGCGGCCACCACGGATGCCTCCGCGACGAACGAGTGGACCTTGTCGAGCAGGCCCGACTGCCGCTCGGCGGCGGCCCTGGGGAAGTCGCTGATCATCGCTGTCGCCTCCAGACGGTATCGGCGGGGACGACCTGCCGGCGGCGTTGCCGGCACGTCAGGCACTCGAGGTACTGGACCTGTTCGGGTCCGCACCGCTTGGACGATTCGACGCGGCAGCGGCCGCCGCACTTTGGGCAGCGCTTACCCGGCATGGAGCCTCATCCTTGCGACGGCGGCCGCGGCCGCGGCCCGGGCACCGGCGAGCGTCGAGACCTTGACCGGCGGGGCGCCCCGGGCGACCGGCGCCTCCGGGATCCCCTCGGGGTAGTCGTCGATCCACACGTCCACCTCGAGGCCGGCGGCCGCGGCGGCCGACCGCTTCTGGCGGTCTGTGCCACAGAGCACGATCTGGGCCAGGTCGAGGTCCCCGAACGCCAGCCGCAGTTCTTCGCGGTTGGCCTCCGTGTCCTCGCGACGCGAGATGCAGACCACGGTATTGCCGCGCCCCGTGGCGTCCGTGATGAAGGACCGCCACAGGCCGGGCGCGGCGGTGAACGTCCGGTCGTAGTCGATGGAGATCGTGAGCGGCTTCGGCTCGGCCCGGGCGGCCACGAGGCCGCGGGCGTTCTTCCAGAGCGGCAGCGAGCGGACGCCGATCGAGCTCTGCGGATAGGCCGGCCGGCTGACGGCGGAGATGTCGTAGAGGCCGGACGCGCGGAAGACCGTCCGCACCACGTTCCCCTTCTCGTCCTCCGTCCACGTCTCGCCGTCGGGAGCGGTCGTGAACGCGAACGAGGCCGCCGTGATCGTCCGATCCTCGACGAGGATGATCAGGTCTCGCCCGTCGGTCGTCGGGGCCGGCCGGTGGGTGTAGCCCAGGCCGCGCGGCTCCTTCCGCAGCTCCAGCCGGCCGTTCGAGGTCCGGCCCGTGATCCGCGCGGGGTCGTGCTCCCGGTAGAACGGCACGTCGATCCGCCCGCGCGGGTCGTTCGGCTTGCGGTCGACCAGTCCGTCGAACGCGGTCGGGGCGAACTTCTCGCGGAAGCCGCCCAGGTCCACGGACAGCGAGTCCCACGGCGGCGAGATCCCGACCACGACCGGCTCCTCGCCGTCCCGCTTCTGGACGGTGATCGCGTCGGGGTAGTCGGACACCGGCAGGTAGCGGCGTTCAGGTTCCAGCGACATCGTCGGCCTCCTCGTCGAGTGGATCTGCGGACAGCTCCGACACCCGCTTCCCCACGGTGAACTCCGTCGGCTCGCCGTCCTGGTAGACGCGGACGCTCGCGGCCGGCTCGGCCTCGGTGGCCGTGATCGCGAATGGGGAGCCCTCGACGCCGAGCACGCCGTCGATCATCAGGTGCTCGATCGTGCCTTCGCCGCCGGACCAGTAGACGTACTGGCCCTCGCGGAAGCCGCCGGCCTCCGGCACGCCGGCCCCCGGCCCCCGGCCGGGCTCGGCTGCCGGATCCTCCGCCGGCACGTCCTCGGCCACCGCGGCCGCGTTCGCGAGCGTGGAGAACCCGAGTTGCATGTACGTCTCGTCGGCGGCCGGATCCTCGAGCAGCGGCAGATCCTCCAGCTCGCGGAGCTCCTGCGGCTTCAGCGCCCCCATGTTGAACAAGGCCTGGTAGAGCTGGACACGGCCGGCCGTGTCGGCCCGCAGGATCCCGCGGTTGTCGAGCCGCGCGTACACGTCCTCGCCGTAGACCGGCTGGAGCATCATGTCGAGCGGCCCCTCCATGCGGCGGGCCCACGGCAGCAGGCACCACGTCTGCGCCGACAGGTGCTCCTGTTCGACGTTCGAGTAGCGGGCCATCTTGTGATCGCCGACGAGCGTGCTCGGCACGCCCCAGGCCCGGGCGATGTCGGGAAGGATCGAGTCCCGGAGTTCCTGGTACTGGTTCGCCTCCATGCTGTTCGACTCGATCGGCTTGAGCTGCGTCTTCTTCGGCAGCACGGCGACGGAGCCGCGGTTCTTCGGGCCGCCGTAGATCTCGCGGAGCTGGGCCCGCAGGGCCGCCATCGCCTCGTCGGGGATCTTCTCCTGGAGCTCCATCACCATGTCGGGCCGGGCGGAGTTGGCCCAAAAACTTTGGGCCGCGATGTCGAGCTGGCGGGCGAGCACGATCGAGGTCCCGCACAGCTCCGAGGGCGCCATCCCCACCACGCCGTTGTCGGACAGCCACCGCCAGTGGATCACCGGCTCGCGGATCACCTCCCACGCCCCGGTGTCCGACCAGAACTCGTAGGTGAGCGAGTAGTCGAGGTTGCGGGAGACCTTGACGCGGGTCGGGTGCATGGGCCGCAGCTCGGAGCAGAAGCCCCGCGGGCCGCTCATCACGCGGGCGTAAGCGTTGCCGTGGAGGGCGGTCCAGTAGGCGATGAGCTGGTAGAAGTCGTAGGCCGACTGCCAGCCGTTCGGTCTCTTGCGGAGCGTGTAGGAGCAGGGGAGGTTTGCGTCCTCCTTGCGGCCGTCGGACAGCGTCCGGAGGACCTGCACCGGCATGATCGCGACGGCCTGGGCCAGCCACCGCACCACGGCCAGGATCGACGAGACCCGGATCGCCTCCGTCGTGCCGATGTCGCTGGCCGAGATCTGCCCGAAGCCCAGCGGCGACCACACCGCCCGGACCTCCGCGGTCCTCTTGGCCTGTCTGCGGCGCGGTGCTCGCCTGGTAGCGGGTGCAGGGTGGGCGGGCTTGCGCGGCATGAGTGGGCCTCGAGGTCCCACAATCGTCCCGCCTGCCGCCGTTCCGGCGAACTTCGCCCGGTCAGATCATCGTGATCCGGTAATCGTCGAGGCTGCCGGCGGCCGTGTCCTCGTCGGTGCTCGCCAGGCACAGCGCGTTGACGAGGGCCGGGATGCCGTCGATCTTCTCGGTGGATTTGCCTTTATCGGGCTTGATCATCCCGGTCGCGTCGGTGTAGACGCAGACGTTATTCGCGTTCCACGCGGCCACGGGGTTCCCGCCGTGGCGGAGCCGCTTCTCCACGACCAGGGCCTCGAGTAGCTTGCACGCGGAGTTGAGGTAGGCGGTCCGCTGCGGGATGTCCCGGACGGTCAGCCCCTCGCGCTGGAGCAGCGTCTCCAGGGCCCCGGCCTGCCACGGGTCCACGCCCACGGCCCGGATCTCGTGCCGCTCGCCCCATTCGATGATGTCCCGGGCGACGGCCTCGTGGTCGAGCCGGTGGCCGTCCGTCACCCTCACCCAGCCATCGCGGATCCACGCGTCGTATGGGATTCCCTCGCGGACGCGGTCGGCGACCGTCTCGCGCGGGACCCAGTATTTCCACTCGGCCGAGTAGGAGCCGTCGGCCTCCTTGAACACGAACGCCGCCGCGGTCATGTCGAGGTTGCTGGCCAGGTCCACGCCGACCCAGCAGGGCCGGCCGGCGACCGGGTGCAGCGGCCCGGCCCCGCAGGCCGACCAGTCGATCGGCCCCTGGAACCAGCGGGCGTCGGCCTGCTGCCAGACGTTGAGCGAGTAGCGGAGGAACTTCGACATCTTCCGCGGGTCGGTCGTCGCGTCCTGGTAGTCGGCGGCGAACTCGTCCTCGGGGAACGCGACGCCCATCGACGGGTTGGCCTCGCGCCAGACGGCGGGGTCGCCGAAGCCGCGCGGGTCGTCGGGCTTCGCCGCGTAGATCAGCCCGTAGAACGTGGGGTTCGCCTTCGGATCCTTCATCGCCAGTTCGCAGTCCTGCCACCACCGCCAGCCGATGCCGTTGCGGTCGGAGCCCGCCGTCGAGATCGAGATCACGAGGCCGTTTGCGGTGCCGCGCGTCGCGTAGGTCAACGCGTCCACGAGGTCGGGCGTGCGGAAACTATGTATCTCATCGAGGATCACTGATCCATTCAAGCCTTCGTTCCGCCACGAGTCGGAGGAAAGGCAGCGTATTTCCTTGCCGGTGGACGCGTTGCGGATGATCGACCTGGAGTCGATCACCTCGAGCATCTTCGACAACTTCGGCGACGCCTCGACCGACTGCCGCACCATGCGGTACATGGTGCGGGCCTGCAGCCGGTCGTTCGCCGCGAGGAACACGTCCTGGGCCGGGGCATGGCACGTCAGGATGTACTGGGCGAGCTGGCTCATGAGCGAGCTCTTGCGGTTCTTCTTCGGGACGAAGATCCCGGCCCGGCGGAATCGCAGCCGGCCGTCGGGGCGTCGCCAGCCGAACAGCGGCCGCAGGACCTTGTCGGCCTGCCACTCGATGAGGTCGATCCGGGCCGGCTCGCCACCGCGCTCGTCGGGGTGGCGGCAGAGCGTCTGGATGAACTCGACCGGCGCCTCCGCGGCGGCCGCGTCCCACTGGTAGCCGGGGAGGTACTCCGGCCGCGTCTTCGGATCAGCCGCCGCGGATCGAGAGTTTGCGGAGGACCGCGGTTTCCGCGTCGTCGTCTTCTTCGCCACTGGTTGGCTCCTGCGGGATCCGGGCAGCGGCCGCCGCCGTCAGGCCGAAGTCCCTGGCCAGTGTGACGAAGTCCCTCCGCGAGTCACGCAGGAGCCGCGCGACCGGGGACGCCGCCTGGCCCTTCTCGTTCGCCGTGATCCATCCCTCGGCCGCGACCTGGTCCTGGAGCTGGAGGATGTCGGCGTGGAGCCGGGCGAGCTGGCCGAACGCGTCCACCTGCTCGGGGGCCAGCCGGCCGTCTGCGATCAGCAGCGGGGCGATCCGCCGCCAGAAGTCGGCGGCCGCCGGCACGGCCTGGACGTAGGCCGGGGCGGCGATCTCGTCGGCCCCTGGGCCGGCCGGCCGGGGCCGGGTGCGGGTGTTGCGGCCGGTCTTCGACCGCTCGCTCGTCGGGTCGGGAATCGGTCCTCGGCTGCCCATTACCTCACTCCGAAGTTGTCAAAACCCGACAGAAACGCGCGTCGAGGTCGCGTGGGACTAGGGATTGTAATATTACATTCCAAACGACCCCACCCCCCCTATAACACGCCCTTTCGGCGTTGCTCGGCCCGTGTCTTCGCCCCGTGGCACGATCGGCATAGGGTCTGCAGGTTTTCGTCGTGGTCGGCGCCGCCGTCCTCGAGTGGCACGATGTGGTCTACGTTCGCATCGTGGCCCGTGGTCACGCGATGGCAGGCCTGGCACAAGAACGCGTCGCGGACGAGGATCCGCTCGCGCTTGGCCCGCCAGTCGGCGGTCTGGTAGTGAGCCTGCTCGCGGTGCCGCTTCGGTGAGCGGAACATCCTGGGCCGCCAGCGTTCGACGCGGTCGGGCATGTCAGGGCTCAGTCGTGGGAATGGCCGCGTGGTATTCGGCGTGCGTGATCTCGTCAACTAAACCGAGAGAGATCAGCTCGGGCAGCATCTGCGAGGGCAGGACGAACTCGCAGTAGTCCGCCGCCACTGCCAGGTACACGCGCCCCTGATCGTCGCTCGGCAGGTCCGCCACCAGCGGCAGCGTCCGCTCGGTTTTCGTCTGCGCGTTCGGGTACCCGTAAGCCGCGTCCAACTGGGCGCAGATGCTTGCGTACACTGCGGGCGTGGAGCGGAAGTATCTCATCATGCAACGGTGATGCCCCACTTGCGGCCGAGGTACCGCTCAACCTGCAACCGCTGGGCGTCGGTGAGCACGCGGGGCCACACCAGTACCTCGCCGATCCAGCCGTCCAGCAGGTTCGCGCCGTTGCCGCCGCCGACAGAGACGGCCAGGCTATCGGTGTCGGACGTGTTGCCGGTGGTCTGGAACGACGTGTTGCTGCCGGCGAGAGAACCTTCGGCGTAGATGAATGCGTCCGAGTTGGCGTAGTCGCACACGGCCGACGCGACCCTCGGACTGGTCGCTCCTGTGCCGTTTGCCCGGGCAAATGAATCGGCGTCCAGCCTGCGACCGCCAACCGACAAACTGTTGGCGACCGAAGCAATAGAACCGAGAGCCGCGCGGGCCTGCGTGGAATTGGATCCAGACGAAAAGATTACGGCCGTATAGCCGAGCGAAATGGTGGACAGCGCGTCCCATTTGACGGCCGCGATGATCGTCGCCCCGCTCACGTTTCGCAGAAGCCCCAGCGTCGCGGCGTTGCCGAGCATCTCTTGGCCGCCCGTGTAGTCGAGGACGCGCCGGCCGTTCTGCGTGCGGTTCACCGCATTCGGCTGCGACGCGGCGGTCGCCTGCGAGACATGCCGCCCGTTGCCCGACAGGTCGCGCCACTCGCTGACGGTGTTGCCGTTGAGCGTCAGGCTGCCGCCGTTGCTCGCGTCCAGCCACATGCCCAGATTCGGGATGGTGCGCGGGTCGAACTGTCGCGCGCGGAGCGTCGCACTCTGCCAGCGGCTCACAGAATCCTCCACCGCGAGATCGCGGTCGAGTAGGTGAGCAGGGCCGACCCGCCGTCAGCCGGCAGGATAAAATCGCCGCCGGTCGTGTTGCGGAACCGGTTCGCCGCCGTGCTCGACGCCGACTCATGCTTCAGCGTGATCGCCGATCCGCCCGACGCGTTGACGTTGATCACGAGGCGGAGGGCCCCGTCCACCGTCCCGGCCACAAGCCCCGTGATGTCGATCGCGGTCGAGCTCGAAAGCCGGAGGATGTCGCACACCCCCGGGGCGTAGTTATTCTGGCTGGCCGACAGGGCCGACGGCGTGACGATCACCGGGTTGATCGCGTCCGCCCCGCCCGTCTGGTGAGTGCTCGCGTGGGTGGCCGGCGGGCCGCCGCCCAGGGCCGCGATGGCCCCCAGCGTGACCTTCTCGGTCGTGGTGCCGGCGGCGTTCGTGGCCGGCACGACCGCGTTCGCGGCGGCCGTGCCGGCAGGGAGTGCGGAGATCTTCACGTCGGGCATGGTCTACTGCTCCGTGCGGAGGAAATGGCCGTTCTCGGCCTGGAGTTGGTTGCCGTTCTCGGCGAGGATCGTGTTCGGCGACGCCGGCCGGCGGCGGAGCTGCTTGCGGAGCAGCGAGAGGATCCGATTGTTCCGGATCGGGCCGCGGCGGGGTGCGGGGAGTCGTGGCATAGCGTCACAGTGTCCCCTCGTCGTCGCGGGCGGCGAAGTTCGCCCCAGCCGGCCGCCAGGCCGGGTTCCAGGCCTCAACGGCCCTGTCGGGCGTCCACGTCTCGCGGAGGGCCCGGGCCCGGGCGGCGATCTCGTCCTCCGGGATCTCCTCGAATCGTCCGCCCCGTGTCCGCTGCCCCCGGCCGACCCGCAGGTCGCGGAGCTGGTCCGACATCCGCGTCCGGAGCCGCGAGTAGCTCACGCCGGCGGCCCGGGCGGCCTCCGCCTGGGTGGCGCCGGCCGCGATCAGCCGGCGGACGATCATCTCCTGGCGGCGCGTAAGCCAGTGTCGAGGCGGCGGCGGCTTCGCGGGCACGTCACACCCTCCGGATGTGGACCACGGTCCGGGCCGGCTCCCCGAGCTGGGCGTACCGTTTCCGGACCCGGCCGTCCACGACCTGGTCGTCGTCGTGGAAGACCTTGCCGCACTTCTTGATCGCGTCCGACACGCCCTTCCCGAGGTTGTCCCAATCGCACCGCGGCGGCCACGCCGGCGCCCCCGCCCGGGGCTCGCCGGTCTTCGTCAGGTGTGACGGCGGCCGTGGGAAGATCGCCTCGACCTCGAGGACCACCGCGTCGTCGGTGTAGGTCCAGCCGGCCCGGGCGGCGATCGTGGCGGCCAGTTCCACCGCCTGGCGGTACGCGTGGATCGGGTGGCGGGCCTCGACGTAGGCGCGGCCGCGGCCGCCCCATGTGGAGATCTTGGGGCGTGGTTGCGGAACCGGCGGCCCGGGGACCGTGAACGTGATCGCATCCATGCGACCGGCCACGGTATCGGGCCTGGCGGGCGAATCCAGCCGGCTTCGCCGCCTTTCGCGGGCCGCTGATCGCTGGCGTTCTCACCTCGTCCGCTCCAACAGCGAACCGAGCACTGCGGAGTCTACGCCGGCAGCCCGATACATCGCGCGAAATATCACCTGCCGCTCCTCGTCGGTGAGCGTGGGCTGCGGCTGGCGGTAGAGCGGGACAACGACGCCGCTGGTTTCGTCGTTGTCGGCAATGACATCCATCGCGCTCTCTCTGTCGCGATAGACGAAATCGCAATCTATCTCTCCATCCCAATCGACGCTCCACGCCACCGGCTGAGAACCAGCCGATGCAACAGACCGCTCATTCGTATCGCTCATGTTTGCCGCCTCCGTTGTTCGCTGCTTTGCCGCTCGGGAAAGCCGTCTATTCCGACTGATTTTCCGCGATTCCTGCATTTTTCGACGCCTTGAGCCCGCTTGCGCTGGAAAATCGGTCGCTTTGCGAATGCTCTCAATCGCGTAGCGGACGCCTGCGTCGTTCTCACGCCCCCGCCTCCGCCCGCAGCTTCGCCGCCATGCTTGCTGCATCAGAGTTGACTGGGTCGCTTTCAGCCATTCGGCCGGCCGGGCCGTCAGGCCCGGTACGGCCGGTGAGGACACTTGTGTCCTCACGGGTTCTTGAGGAACCCTTGAGGACAATTGAGGAATAGGGGGCACAGCCTGTGCGCGCGCCGGACACGGGGTGTGCGCGCCCCGCGCACGGCTCGTGCGCGCTCTGCGCACCACTGGTGCGCGCCCCCGGGCACGGCTCGTGCGCGCCCCCGGGCACCACTCGTGCCCCCCCCGGGCACGGCTCGTGCGCGCTCTTTTGGGGGGTGCGGAACCTGTACCTCTGCCGCTTGCCGGGTTCTGTCGGGCCGGCCTCGATCACCCCGAGATCAAGGAGTTGTGATAGGCCACGGCGGACAGTTGTAGGCTCCACGCCGGCCGTCGTTGCCGCACCGCGTACAGACATCCGGAATTGGCAGGTCTTGTAGTCGGCCCAGCAGAGGGCCAGGGCGAACACCAGCCGCCCCTCTGACCGCACCCTGCGCAGGACGCCGCTCCTGATGATCTCCTCGTGACGCCTCCGCATTTCGCCCCTGGAGGCCGATCCGTCCTTGAGTGGCATCTCATGCGCTCCAGTCGTCAAAGGCCGCGTCAGGCGAAGCCATGGCCGCTGTGAAGGTCTGGAGCCTGCCATCGAACATCGTCTCGATGTCCTGGCAGTCGCCGTGGCGGTTCTTTTTGCAGGCCCACTTCACCGGTCTAGGCCCAGGCTGGTCCTTCCGCTCCTCGGCGATCCCGAGCAGTAGGAGGTCGGCCGCGAAGTCCAGCTCGCTCGACTCCTTGCCGATAGCGCCGATCCTGGTGTCTCCGCTCACGACCTTCGACACGTTGCTAAGGCAGATCGTGGCGACGTTGTGCTCCAGTGACAGCCGGCGGACACGCTTCACGATCCCGTCTATCTCCGCCCTCCGATCGTTCGCGCCCTCGAGCTCGACGAGCTGGACGTAGTCGACGACCAAAAGCCTTGCCCGGCTGGCGACGACGATCTCCTCGATCTTCTGCATTGCCAGAGGCGGCTTCACGAACTGCATCCGTCCGCCAATCGCGTGTGCGAGGTTGACGCCGGCACCGCGAGCCAGGTCGGTACCGCGCTCCGCCGCGCCCATCGTCACCGGGTGCATCCCGCCACGAGCCGACCAGTTGCAGGTGGCCCGGCGGGCCATGGCCTCCATCGTCATCTCGCCCATGCACCACACCGCGTTCATCTCGCGGTCGTGGTCCAAGGCCCCGAGAGTGAGCTGCAAAGCCAAGGCACTCTTGCCTACCGAAGGAGGGGCTGCCACAACAAACAAGCCACCTAGAGGCAGCCCGCCGCCGCAGAGCATGTCAATCGGGTTGAACCCTGTCGGGACAACCGGAGTCCTTTCCATCCGCAGCCATTCGTCGACGGCGTCCATGAGCGTCGGTGTCCTGTCGCCGTACTCGGCACCCTCAGCCGCCTCCTCCACAACCCTTGCGGCCGCGATCACCTCCGCGGGGGAGGCCTGCCGGTCGATCGCGACTTTGAGGTCAGTTCCGGCTGCCGCCAGTAGCCGTTTCTTCCAGTCGGACCTCACATGCCACGCGAACCTCTCGGCCCCGAGGCTGTAGGCGCAGCGGCTTTTGACGAACGCCTCGATGCACTCGATGGCACGGATCCGGACGGACTGCCAGATCGGGTGTCGAGCCATGTCTGCCATGCTCGGCTGCTCGACGTTCGTCATCAGCGAAGAGCACATGTGCTGAATGTCCGCGAGTGTCTCGTCCTCGAAGGCATCACGCGGCACCATCGTCACGATCTTGGAGGCCCGCTCCGGATTGTCGAACGTCAGCTCGAGAAGTCCGCAGATGTAGGAAGTCTCCATGTCCAGTTCGTCGTAGTTCATTGTTTTACCTCCATTCCGCCCCGCCGCGTCGAAGCGGCATCGTGCCTATCACGGGGCGGCGTCGAACTGCGCAACTACTCATCGCCTTCGTCAACGAACTTGTGCCTAAGCCCCTTGTTGACGAGCTTGAGGATGGCAGTCCCGCAAACGCGCTCCCCGCGCTTGCCTTCAGCGGCGGCAAACTTCGCGATGCTTGTCATGATTTCAGCAACAGAGACAGAGCGGAGCCGCTTCATGAACCGATGATCAGAAAGCAGGCCATGCTTCCGCTGAATCCAAGACAGGCCTTCAAGAATGTCCTTGGTAACTGGTGATTCGCCGCACAATTCAATGGCTGCCTCGAGAGACCTCGCAAACAGTCCTTGGTCTAATTCGGCGAGATAAAGGCACTTCGCGATGCACTTGATTTCCCCTGCGCGTGAGGGCTGCTCAACGAGCGACACGTCGAGCCGATCAAAAATCTCTTGAACAGCAACTGCCGCCTTGTCACCAGTCAACACAAGAGCCTTGAACTTTGCCGCTGCGGTGACGGGCTTCCTCTCGCCGTTGCAAACAAGAAAGCCTGCCGCCTCTTGCGTCACGTCGTCACACTCAAACACCAAGCATGGCAGCTCGCCGATATCAGCGCGGTTCCGTGCGGCAAGAACCCGGTGCTGACCGTCAAAGACCCAGAACGAACCGTCGGGTCTCATCGCAACAAGAATGCAACCGCAGCCGGCCCAAGACCAGTTTGCTTGAATGTCGCGTATCTTGTTGACCAGCACCTTATCTCTCTGATACGCGTGGTCCACCTTCAGTTCGTGCTTGTCAATCAACATGAACTCGCCGGGCCGGTCGCGGAGAATCCATCCATAGCGAGTCACCTTTGAAACCTTGCCCTTGCCCGCTGGCAGGGAAACATATTCCGCTGTCTCGAATTGAGCCGTAGCCATCTCTCGTCTCCTTTGCTTTCGCGTCCTTTCACCAACCTCGGCCGCACGTCACCGCGACGCCGCCGCTGCTTGCCACAACCTTCCGCCGCTCGTCCCGTGCCCCTTCGCTCGCGCGACGAACCCGACCGCCTCGATCTGCCCACGCCGGGCCAGCGTCCCGATCACCGCCCCGAAGGCCCGGGCGTCGTGCGGGACCAAGCCGAGCTCCTGGCAGTGGTCGGTGATCTCCTCCCCGGATCGCGGCCGGCCGTCGGCGAGCAGCTCGAGCACAGCGGCCCGGGCACGGTCGGCGTCGAACGCCGTCGTCCGTTCGGCCTTCGCCAGGCAGGCCGCCCCGGCCGCCGCCCCCGCCTGCCGCGGCTGGTCGAACAGCGGCCCAAAGAACCGCTCCGAGTAGTAGTCGCTCATCTCACGTCCTTGTGTATGGTGCCCCGTCTCGTGGGGCGGCCGGCATGCGCCCGGGTGAAAGGCCCCGGACCCGTCGCATGCTGCCGGTGTTTTGCGCGACCGCCGGCGGCGCCCTCCCCGCGGCTTGCGAAGCCGCTACGGCCGGGAGCGGCCGGCAGAGTCAAAACGGGATCTCGTCCTCCGGCATGCCGGCCGCCGCCGCGTCGGCCTTCTGCGTCGGCGTCCGCCTGGCCGGCCGGCTGGCGGCGGCCACCGGCTCCGCCGCCTGCTCCGACGGCTCGAACCCGCCGACGTTCACGAACAGCCGGCCGCTGTTGCCGACCTTGTGGTAGATCTTTGCCCGCACTCGCCGGCCCTTGAGCGTCGCCGGCGTCGCCGCGGCCCACTCGCTGGCCGACATCCCCAGGGCCTCGACGAGCTGGCCCACGATCTTGGACGCCCACGACACGCCCTTCGGCAGATCGGCGAAGACGAGGCCGTAACGGCGGTCGTCGTGGCCCAGGTCCACCCGCATCCGCTTCGTGTCCTCGACGACCTTCGTGATCCGGAACTCGTGGACGCCCTCGGGGACGACCTCGACCTCCGGCTCCGCCGCGGCGACCGGCTCGAAATACTCGTTCAGTTCCCACTCCATCGCCTCACTCCTTTCCCGTGAGCCCGGCCCGCTCCGCATACGCTCGGATCGCGGCCTGGTGCTCGTTCGTGTAGTGCTTGTGCCCATAGCGGCGGTCGGTCGGGATGTCCCGCACCGCCTGCCGCACGTCCCACGTCCCCAGGGCCGGGAACTCCGCCCGGACCCAGGCCCATAACTCCGACCAGCGGATCCACGTCCGCGGAGCCGTGTCGCCCCGCATCGACGAGAACGCCCACCACGTCTGCCCGTTCACGAGTTGGCCTCCCGGGCGAGCTTGTCCGCCTGCTCGAGGAGCGCGGTCGCCCGCTCGATCAGCAGGTCGGCCGCGGCGAGCAACGCGTCCCGCCGCGACTCACGCCAGCCCGTGGCGAGCTCCAGGTATCGCCCGTTGAACTCGTCCGCGTAGATCACGCCGGCCACGTCCACCGCGTCGGCCTGCCGCTTGCGGATGAACACGCCCTCCGGCGTCACCACGTTCCCCACCTCGATCTTGTGAAGGATCATGTCGTGGCCCCCACGGCCGGCTCGATCTCGTCGTGGCGGGCCTTGATCATGTGCTCCAGGCGGGTGGCCTCGTCGGCCGTGAGCTGCCCCTCGCTCGCGAGCACGTCCACCCGGTCGCCCATGCGGCCCAGGGCCCGCACGTCACGGCAGGCCGCGATGTGCCCAGACACCAGCTCGAACAGCGGCGGCTCGCCGTCGTTCGGGGCGGCCGCCGGCGGCTGGACACGCTCGGGCTTGGTCGCCGGGGAGGGCTCGGCCTTCGCCAGCCACTCAGCCAGCCGCTTCCCGGTCTCGACAGTGATCGGCTTCGGGTCTCCAGAGAAGATCCCGGTCCGGTCCTTCGAGACGGTGGCGTAGTTCCCCTCATGGACCAGGTCGAGCACGGTCGTAAACTCGTACTCGAGGCCGTCGCGGGCCTCCAGCTTCATGCCCAACTTCGCGACCTTCTTCTTCCCGTGGTCCTCGACCTGGGCGGTCTCGGTCTTCGAGCGGCCGGTGCAGATTATGTGGGCAGAAGACCGAAGGATCGCGTCGACGAACGCCCGCCATCGCGGCGTGATCACCGAGAAGGCCGACCATGTGTTCCCGCGGAACTGGGCCTTCGCGATGTCGTCGACCAGTTCCAGACACCCGCCCTTGCCAGACCAGCAGTGAGTGACCGAGTCGATCACGATCACCTGATACCCTGCCGCCTCGGCGTCGGCAATCGCCTCGACGTAACGCTCTGGTGTGAACGGCGGCTTGAGGTCTATTACGTCGAACTCGTGCAGATCGTCGTACAGGTCGGACGAGCCATGCTCGGTGTCGATCACGACCGTACGCCCACCCAGCCCCTTCGCCAGAAGCAGGGACCCGTAGGTCTTTCCGCCCCCGCTCGGGCTCGTCAACAGGATCCGCAGCTTTGTCCCGGACCGTCTCGCCTTCCGGATCGCAATGCCCATCGTCGGTACCTCCTACTGGTTGAAGATCCGCGGTCGGCCCACGCGGGCCGCCGCCCCGTCCGGCGATCCATCGCCGGATCGGGATGTCCGTCCGTGCCTGCCGGCCTCCGGCCGGCTCCTTCCCCGCCGCACTCCGTAGCGGCGGTCTTCCTGTGCGTTCACGATCAGGGCCCCGGCGACCACCAGGGCCGCGGTGCCGACGGCCATCACGATCCCGGCCGCGATCACCCACAGCCCCAGCCACTGCTCGACGGTCATCGCCACACCTCCCCGGTTTCGTCCTCGAGGTACGGCCAGGCCCGGTCCCGGGCCGTCTTCGCCTGGAGGAGCGTCCGGCTGTTCACCGCGCAGCCGACCCGCTCGATCTCCTCGATCAGGGCCGCAAGGGCCCGCAGTGGCCGGCACACCGCGACCGTGACGTGGTAGGCCATGCGGCCCTCACGGCTGATCGCGTGGTCCGGCCGGTGGGCCGAGCGGTGCAGGGCGGTATCCGCCCGGCTGAAATGCTTCGTGCCCATCGTCAGTACCCCGCCAGCAGGCAGGGGTGGATGATGTGCTCGTTCCCGTGGCGGTCGGCCAGCGTGATGTGGCCGGGCGTCACGTCGAGCACGCGGCCAGGGATCGGCATGGCGCCGACCGACGGCTGGAACCAGTGTTCGTCCCCGACCGTCAGGCCGTGGCCGTAGGTGTCGGCCATCCCGGCGGCGGCCCCGGCGGCCTCCGCGTCACCCGGCATCCGTTCCGTGTCGGCATCCATGCCATGTCTCCTTTTCGCCTTTTGGCGTTGCGGCTTGATAGCGGGTCTCATCCGGCCAGCCCAGCGGACACGATCCGCAGGACCACGATCAGCAACTCGATCCACACCGTGGCGCCCATGACGTACCTCCATGCACTCGACGACCAGACTTCCGTCGTGTCATCCATGACGCGACGGGGAATCTAGTAGAGTTATCGCCTTTTGGTCAAGAGGTCTCCAGGCAAAAAAACAACCAGCGTTTTTGCCGGGAGAATACGCGGTTGCCGCGTCAGGCCGCGCGGCTGCCGCGGGGCGGGCGGCCGCCTCGCTTCTTCCTTGTGGCCCGGTTCTCCTTGGCCACCCGCTTGACCTGGTCGAGGTCGTAGAAAACGACCCGGGGAGATTCAACCTTCGTCCACAGGATCCCTTTGGATGCCAACGTCCTGATGTAGGACGGGCCGCAGCCAAACTCCTTCGCTGCCTCGGCAGTGGTGCAGAGCTGCCGGCCAGACTTGTCCACGATCATCGCCATAGCCTCCGATGCTAGGGTGACGCTGCCGCCGATCAAGCCCGCGGCCCGGCTGGCCTCCGCCGGTCGGGCCGCGTAGCGTTCACTGGTCGCGGTTGCGATCCCGTCGGGATCGGAACCTTTGGAAGTGGCGGGGGTGGGAACGAACGTCCGCCGACCAACGGTGCCGCGGCCATTCGGAATGACCGGGATAACCGGATTTCACACGGAGGTAACACACGGCATGGAGGCGTGAGGTATCCACTTTTTCTGGAGACACGCACCATGACGCTCGAGCAGTTCCTCGTCGACTTCTACGTACCCCTGCGGCTCCGCGGCCGCTCCCGCGAAAGTGTCCGGTTGCTCCGGCACGCGATCACCCAGTTTTCCCGGTGGCTCGGCCGGCCGGCCGTCCTCGAGGACCTCGACGACCTGGTCGTGTCCCGGTGGCTCACCACCCGGGGCGAGAAACTCGCCCCGAACTCCGTCGCCCGGGAGCGGTCCGGGATCCTGTCCATCTGGAACTTCGCCCAGGCCCGCGGGCTCGTCCGCCTCCGGCCGGCGGTCGCCCCGGAGTTGATCCCGGAGCGGGTGCCGCGGGCGTTCACGACCGACGAGCTCGCCCGCCTGGCCGCGGCCGCGCGGCTGGCGGCCGGCTGGATCGGCCCCGTGCCGGCCGCGGTCTGGTTCCCGGCCCTCATCGCCGTCGGGCTGGAGACCGGCGAGCGGATCAACGCGATCCTATCGACGCCCCGCCACTGCTGGCGGCGGCCAACGCTCACGGTGCCGGCGGCCGTGCGGAAGGGCGGCCGAAAGGAGCGGGTCTACGAGCTCTCGCCGGAGGCTTGCGACCTCATGGACCAGGTCGCCGACCACACGGGCCCGACCGCCTTCTGGTGGACGGCTTCTGGAAACGCCCTCCGGAAGCGGTGGAAGGTGATCACCCGGCGGGCCGGGCTCGGGGACGGCCGCGATGTCCAGTTCCACGCGTTGCGGCGGTCCACGGCGTCCCACCTGGCCGCGGCCGGCCTCGACGCCACCGCATTCCTCGGGCACTCGTCCGACCGGATCACGCGGCGATCGTACCTCGACCCCCGCGTGGTGGACGCCAGCCGGCCGAAGGCCTGGCAGGCGATGCCGAGGATCTTCAAGCCGGAGGAGCCGCCCCCGGCCGCGGCCGGCTGATCACCGCGCGCGGTGCTCGACCTGGTGCTGGCGGAGCAGCTCGCGCGGGACCGCCTTCCGGACCGCCTCGACCGCTCGGGAGACGTGGGCCGCCGTCACGCCCACCGGCCGCCGGCAGCAGCGGGCGGCCCCGGCCAGCGTCGCCGCCCGGTGGACATCCACCGGCGCGAGGTCGTACTCGAGGTCGGCCCGGACCACGCGGTCGCCGACCACGTCGATCACCCGGCCCTCGTCGTGGTAGTTCATCACTTCGATCGCCGTCCCCTCGCCGATGCCGCGGAGCTCGACCAGGGCCGGGGCGTGGGCCGGTAGCCGCCGCTGGCCGCACACGAAGACGTAGGACAGGTCGATGCCCGTCTGCCGTCCGAACTCCCGGACGGTCTTGCCCGTGCCGTGGAGGTCCACGAACAGCGTCCCCTGGGCCAGCCGCCGGACGTAGCGGACGAAGTCGGCCGACGGCTGCCGGAGCGTCTGGCGGCTCGCGTGGAAGATCTGCACGGTCCGGCGGTACACGGCATGGTAGACGTGGGCCAACAGGATCGAGTCCCGGCTCACGAACGCGACGCGATCCGGCAGGGCCGCCTCGACGTACTCGTGGACCATGGCGGCCGCCGTCAGCATGAACGGGACGTTCGCCGCCGCGGCGGCGTCCCACCACTTCCGCTCCCGCGACCCGGCCGGGTGCGGATTTTGGAGCCGGGCGGCCCGGGCGGCCCCGGCGATCTCCCATAGGCCGGCGTTCGCCCAGGTCTGCTCGGCCGGCGTCGGTGCCCCGCCGGCGTAGT